GGAATAGGCGGTATACTGTTATATTATTTGCGTTAGGCCCAATCAGCCACAAGTGATTATTTGGTATGTGTCAGCCACAAATGACATTAGGAGAATAAATGAGTTATATAGACGGCTATTTTGATAGAGGAGCAGACATTGTAAGAGTTGTTGAACGTCAAAATGGTGAAAGAGTTTTCAAAGAATATCCAATCAAATACACATTCTACTATGAAGATCCAAGAGGAAAATATAAAAGTACAACTGGAAAAACACTCAATAGAGTAATATCTAAAACAACAAAAGACTTTCACAAAGAATTAGCAATAAACAGAAACAAACAATTATTCGAATCAGACATCAATCCAATATTTCAATGTTTAAGTGAAAATTATCTTAATGCAGATGCACCTGATTTAAAAATTGCATTCTTTGATATTGAGGCTGACTTTGATCCTGAAAAAGGATTTAGTACTCCAAGTGATCCATTTATGCCAATCACAGCGATATCAGTTGCGTTGCAATGGATGGACTCATTGGTTACCTTTGCTGTTCCACCAAAAACAATGAGTATACAAGAAGCAGAAGAAATTACAAAAGGCATAGACAACTTATATCTTTATAAAGACGAAGGTGAAATGTTAAAAGCATTTTTAGATATAATTCAAGATGCTGACGTGTTAAGTGGTTGGAACTCAGAAGGTTACGATATTCCATACGTAATAAACAGAATTCAAAAAGTATTAAGCAAAGATGACACAAGAAAACTTTGTTTATGGAAACAACTGCCTAAGAAAAGAGTATTTGAAAGATTTGGTCGTGAACAAGAAACTTATGATCTAGTGGGTAGAGTGCATTTAGATTCTTTAGAACTTTATAGAAAATACACATATGAAGAACGACACAGTTATAGATTAGATGCTATTGGTGAACATGAACTAGGAGAAAAGAAAACTGTGTATGAAGGCAGTCTGGATCAGTTATACAACCAAGACTTTAGAACTTTTATAGAATACAACAGACAAGATACAAGACTAATTGATAAACTAGATAGGAAACTTAGATTCATTTCATTATCAAATGAACTAGCACACGCAAACACAGTGTTATGTCAAACAACACTAGGTGCAGTTGCAGTTACAGAACAAGCAATTATAAATGAAGCACATAGACGAGGGGTGCAAGTTCCAAATAGACCTAAAAGAGATGTAGGAGAAAACACAGCGGCGGCTGGTGCCTATGTGGCATATCCAAGAAAAGGATTACACAACTGGATAGGATCAATGGACATTAATTCACTTTATCCTTCTGTGATTAGAGCATTGAATATGGCTCCTGAATGTGTCATGGGACAATTGAGACCTAGTCATACTGATGAATACATTGAAGAACAAATGACACTACAAAAGAAATCCTTTGCAGGTTCTTGGGAAAATCATTTTGGTTCACTAGAATATGATGCAGTAATGCAACAAAGAAAAGACATTTCAATTCATGTTGATTGGGAAGATGGCAAATCAGAAGTAATGAGTGGTGCTGAAATTTACAAGATGATATTCGACAGTAATAATCCTATGATGATGAGTGCTAATGGTACAATTTTCACAAGTGAGTTTGAAGGAGTAATACCAGGACTACTTGCACGTTGGTATAAAGAAAGAAAAGAAATGCAAGGTATGTTGAAGAAAGCCAAAGAGGCAAACAACGATGCTGAAATAGAATTCTGGGATAAAAGACAACTTGTTAAGAAGATTAATTTGAACAGTTTATATGGTGCAATTTTAAATCCAGGATGTAGATTCTTTGACAAACGTATTGGACAATCAACTACACTATCCGGTAGACAGATTAGTAAACACATGGCGGCAAAAATTAATGAAGTGATCACAGGTGAATACAACCATGTTGGTAAATCAATAATATATGGTGATACAGATTCCGCATACTTTTCTGCATATGAAGTATTGAAAAAAGAAATACAAGCGGGACAAATTCCGTGGACTAAAGAAAGTGTTATAAAACTTTATGATCAAGTGTGTGAAGAAGTAAATGGCAGTTTCAAAAAATTTATGGGAAAAGCATTTCATTGTTTGAAATCAAGAGCAGAAGTAATTCAAGCAGGTAGAGAATCTGTTGCTGAAACTGGATTGTTTATCACAAAGAAAAGATATGCTATATTGATATATGATCTAGAAGGTTATAGACAGGATGAAGGTAACAAACCAGGAAAAATAAAAGCAATGGGTCTTGATCTGAAAAGGTCAGATACTCCTGTGTTTATACAGGACTTCTTAAATGAATTATTATTAATGGTGCTTACAAAGAAAACTGAAGATGAAGTACTGGATAGAATAAGTCAATTTAGAAATGAATTTAAACAAAGACCAGGTTGGGAGAAAGGATCTCCACGTAGAGCAAACAACATTCAAGAGTATGCTAAAAAAGAAGCACGTCAAGGCAAAGCAAATATGCCAGGACACGTGAGAGCAAGTATCAATTGGAACAATTTAAAAAGAATGCATAGCGACAAATACTCTATGGAAATTATGGACGGTATGAAAGTTATTGTGTGTAAACTTAAAAAGAATCCACTAGACTTTACATCTGTGGCTTATCCAACAGATGAAATGCATATTCCTAATTGGTTTAAAGAACTGCCATTTGACAATGATGCTATGGAAAGCACATTGATTGATAACAAACTTGGCAACTTGTTAGGCGTACTTGGTTGGGATATAAAGTCAACTGAAAGTAAAAACACATTCAACAACCTATTTGATTTTGGAGGATAAATGGCAACACACGGAATGATAGACTTAGAAACGTTAAGCACTAGACCAGATGCTACAATATTGACTGTGGGTGCCATTAAATTTGATCCTTACACAAATGAAGAGCCACATTCAGGTTTGTATTTGCGTCTTAATGTAGATGAGCAAAGTGAACTTGATCGTCATGTAGATGATAACACTTTAGAATGGTGGGGCAAACAAGATGCAAAAATAAGAGATGAAGCATTAGGTGATGAAGACCGTACCACTTTATTAGAATTTATAAAACAATTAAACAAATTTTGCGTTGGACTAGATGAACTTTGGTGTCAAGGTCCTTTGTTTGACTACGCAATATTACAGAATTTATATGCACAATTAGGACAACCTGTGCCTTGGAACTATTGGCAGATACGTGATTCACGAACACTGTTCAATATGTTACCAAAAGATCCAAGAAAAGATGTCCAAATGGATTTACACAATGCACTTGCTGATTGTTATTTCCAGGCAAAGTCAGTTCAAAAAGCATATAAAAATTTTGGAGTTAAGAAAAGATGATAGAATTAGTCATTGACTTTTCGCCAAAACCTAAATATAATGTAGATAAGGAGAACATATAATGAAAGACATCTTACAAGATATCGTTGCACATACACATTCGCTTGGATTTCTAAGCCTTGTTAAAGTAAGCAACGAAGAGCAAACAAAAATAGAAAGTATGGCTGAAGATAGATCAGTGATACTTGCAGGAAACACGAACAACAAAGTAAATGAATTTGATGGTGTGTTTGGAATGCCTAACTTAGACAAGTTAGCACTTCACTTAAAATGTCCTGAATATCAAAAGGACGCAAAAATAGAAGTTAAGTCAGCAGAAAGAAATGGAAAAACTGTGCCAACGCACATACATTTTGAAAATGCTGGTAAAGACTTTAAAAATGATTACAGATTTATGAGCACTGAAATCATCAATGAAAAACTAAAATCAGTTAAATTCAAAGGAACTGCTTGGGACATAGAGTTTGAACCAAGAGTGGCGGCGATTGCTAGACTTAAATTACAAGCGGCGGCACACGTTGAAGAAACTGTGTTTACTGTGAAAACAGAAAACAATAATTTAGTGCTTTACTTTGGTGATGCAAACTCACACGCAGGATCATTTGTTTTTGAAGGCAACGTAACTAAAGAACTTAAAAATTCTTGGAGTTGGCCTATACAACAAGTGATAAGCATTTTGAGTCTTGATGGCAGAATTAAAATGAATATTTCTGATCAAGGAGCAATGCAGATTACTGTGGATAGTGGAATTGGTGAATACAATTACATATTGCCTGCACAAACAAAGTAGTATATGGATAAGAAGATACCAACTGATAATCTAACTGAGAAGCAGAAGGACTACGCAACGTTCCTTCCTGCTATGAGCAGTTTCTTTGCTCGAGACTTGGGTAAAGCAAGACACGAAGAAGATTATATTAAGCCAGAAAGAATACCTCAAAACTTTGAGCATGGTGTTGAAGGATTAAATTATATGAAGTCCAAAGACACATATTTTTATTACAAGTGGCATTTATACTCGGCGGGTCACGCAGATTTAAACATGAAGAAATTTAGTGTGCGTGATGATATCATTAGACAAAGAGATCGAAATGATAATTGGTTATTAGGTGATTCAGGTGGTTTCCAGATTGGTAAGGGTGTATGGGAAGGTGATTGGAAAGATCCAACCTGTCCTAAGGCTAAAAAGAAAAGAGAGCAAGTGCTTGAATTCATGGACGGTAATATGGACTATGGCATGATACTTGATATTCCTGCTTGGGTTTCTCGTTCTCCAGAAGGTGCAAAAGCAAGTAATATCAATTCTTATCAAGAAGCGGTAGATGGTACAAGAATTAATAATGATTACTTTATGAAAAATAGAAATGGTAATTGTAAATTTTTAAATGTACTACAAGGTGAAAACTTCCAACAAGCAGACGATTGGTATCTTCAAATGAAAGATTACTGTGATCCTAAAAAGTATCCAAGCACACACTTCAATGGTTGGGCAATGGGTGGTCAAAATATGTGTGATATACATTTGGCATTAAAACGTTTGGTTGCATTAAGATTTGATGGATTACTTGAAAAAGGTAAACATGATGTCATGCACTTCTTAGGTACAAGTAAATTAGAATGGGCAGTGCTATTAACTGATGTACAAAGAGCAATAAGAAAGTATCACAACGAAAACTTTATGATTACATTTGATTGTGCAAGTCCTTTTTTAGCAAGTGCAAATGGACAAGTTTACACAGATATAGAAATTAAAGATAAAGCCAAATGGGTATACAGAATGATGGCAAGTGCAGATGATAAAGGATTTGCAAAAGAAACAAAAGCATTCAAAGATGCTGTCTTAGAAAAAGGAATATTTCCTGCGTTTAGAGACAGTCCTGTTAGTGCAAGATGGATGTTGAAAGACATCACTTGCTATAATCCAGGAGACCTAAATAAAATGGGTAATGATCCTAAAACAAGTTGGGACAGTTTCAGTTACACACTACAGATGGCTCACAATGTTTGGATGCATATACAAGCAGTACAAGAAGCAAATCAAATGTATGACAAAGGTATCAATCCTAAGATGCTTGTACAAGAACAGTTTGACAGAATTGCTTTTAGAGATATTGTTAATGCCGTATTTGCAACAAGCAGTAGAGATGAAGCAAATGCAGTGATTGAAGAGTTTCAGAGATTTTGGATGTCAATTATAGGCACAAGAGGAGCAACAGGAAAGAAAACTGTTAATGCAAGTACACAATTTCAAAACTTATTTGAGGAGGTATAATATGGCGAAAATGAAAAGTAAAAAGGTAAAGGCACTACAAAAAGAGTACGATTGGTACAAAAAGAAAGTAGACGAAATGGAAGTGGAAAGAGGATTAGATAGAACTTGGGACTCTAAACAACTTCTAGTAAAATTTAAAAAGATCAAATTGTTTTTAAAAACACAGATTGATCATATGAAAAGGACAATCGGAGTATAATGAAAAGTTTGGTTGTAGGATTAAGTTTCGGACAGTTGTACAAAGATGTCTTATTAAAAATGGGACATGAAGTAATTACTGTGGACAATGATCCTAGCAAACAAGCAGACTTCTTAGAACTAACAACAGCATTGGCAACGCATTCACCATTTGATACTGCTCATATCTGTGTGCCTAATCATTTGCATTATAAGACAGCACAGAAAGTGGCGCCATGTGCCAGCATGGTTTTTGTAGAAAAGCCAGGAGTTGAATCAACTAATCATTGGAGATTGCTGAACAGTTTACATAAACCAACAAAATTTATGATGACTAAAAACAATATGTTTAGAGAGAATATAAATGAAATGCAACAATCAGTCGACGCAAGTGACCTTGTGCAAATTAATTGGATTAACAAAAATAGAATACCGGGTCCAGGCACTTGGTTTACAAATAAAAAATATGCGTTGGGTGGAGTAAGCAAAGACTTATTGCCACACTTGTTAAGTTTATTTGTGCAATTAACAAATGGCAAATACAAAGACTATAAAGTACAAAAGTTTGATAAAAATCAACGTTGGTCTCTAAATGATTGTGTAGGCACAGAGTATGGTGTAGTAAACAAAGATGGTGTGTATGACGTTGATGATGAAGCAGAAATTACATTATCAAATGGTGAAAAAACATTTATTTTAAAAACAATGTGGAAAAGTAATATGCATGATGACGTTGCAATGCATTTTTATAAAGATGGTGATTCGCATTTGGAATCAATCGAATTAGGATTGTGTCCTGAAAGTGCGTATGAACAGATGATAAGATCATCAATAGTACACAAAGACGATGATGCATTTTGGAACAAGCAATTAGATTATGATTTATGGATTCAGGAGTTAATAAATGAAAGAAGTATCGATACTGTACACTGAAGGTAAAGGCAAATTCGAAGAAGGTAAAATTACTATACCTGATTTGGAGCCTTATCAAATACGTGTAAAAAGTAAAATGACTGGTGTGTGCAGAAGTGATATAGAAATGATGCATGGCAACTTTGGTCCTTTGCCACTTGAAATGCAAGGACATGAAGGTCTAGGAGAAGTGCTAGAAGTAGGTGCTGACGTTAAAGACGTAGATGTTGGAGACTATGTTGCTACAAGAGGAGAGCCTGCATATGCAGATGAGTATAATGCAAATGACGGAACTTTTGTTAAGGTGCCACGCCTCGACCCTAAATACATCATAGAACCAGTTGCTTGTGGTTTGAATGTTGTAATGCAAGAAGAAGATCAATTTGAAAAACGTAATGTAAAAGGAGCCAGAATTGCAATAATAGGCAGTGGCTTTTTAGCATGGGTAGTATACCAATATCTAAATGCACATTATTTCTTTGAAATAGATGTACTAGGCAAAAGCAATAAAGAACTTTGGGGAGACAAACTGAAAGACAGTTTAGATAACACTTATGAGATTGTGATAGACTTAAACACAAGAGATGAAGTGTTTACTCAAGATTTAGTAACAGAACAAGGTTTAATTGTATTAGGTGCAGAAAAATCAAATGGTATTACAACAAGATTTGAAAAACTTCTTTGGAATGCAGTAACAGTGATATTTCCAAGTCCGAGACAAAAAAACTTTAAAAGATGTATGGAAATGGCTGTAAAGATGATTGAAACAGGTGCATTAGACATCAATGAGTTTTGGACAAAAGGATATGATAGACTATCTGAATGGGAAGATGCATTTAAAGAAAGCGACAATAGAAAACCAGGATTTAACAGAGGATACATAGAATGGCTTTAGACACAGCAAAAAGAAAACAGGTTATATATTTTGTTGGTGATGAAATAGAAAACACAGTAGCAAAAGGATTTAGAACATTATTTGTTGTAGGCACAAGAGATCCAAAAGAAATAATGGACTTGGCTGATCATCATAATTGCAAACACATTTACTTTGGTACTAGCCAAAGTTATGATGGTGATGGAAAATTTGCAACAGTGATGAAAGAATTATTAGAAAACAAATACTGGGTTACTTTAGATTTCGGCATTGAATATATCGAAAAGGTAACTGAAACAGGATTAATGAAATTTGAAAGATTCATTCCGATGGTAAGTGCAAAAATACCAAACATTTATAAATTGAATAAAAACACGACACTGAAAATAGATGATGTGACGTGGGGACATTCTAATACAGGTGTTTGGAGTAAAAACTTAAAAGAAATCACAAAACATATGCACTACACAGATTGGTCTGAATATGTAGGAGACACAGTAATTGACGTTGACAATGACAACTAAAATTGCTATAATAAGATATGAAACACGTTAATAAATTAATTTGGGTAACATTTAGAAAAGAAGGTATTCACAAATATCCTGCGGCTTTGGACGATCCAAAACTAGCAACAGGAGATGAGTATGATGTTTCTTTTTTAGGTTATCCTCACAGACACATCTTTCATTTTAAAGTAGGAATCGAAGTATTCCATGATGACAGAGATATTGAGTTTATACAATTCAAGAGATGGTTAGAAAAATTATATTCTGATAAAACTCTTCAACTAAACTTTAAATCTTGTGAAATGATAAGTGATGATCTCTACGCAGAAATTATTAAGAGATATCCTAACAGAGATGTTGAAATTGAAGTTAGTGAGGATGGCGAAAACGGAAGTCATGCATATTATCACAAAGGTGAGTAATATGTGGGAACTATTTGGAACGATAGGATTAATCTGTCTAGTAGGCTTTGCATGGTTTATGCCAATGCCAGGCTTGCCAGGCGGAGATGAATTTGTGAGTGATATGCTTATGTTTGCATCATTCTTTTTCATCGGATTAGCAGTGTTAGGATATTACGAAGAAAAATGACAATATACATAGTTGATTTAGAAGCAGTAGATACAAGGTACACAAAAGAGTGGAAGGAACATCTTCCTAAACAAATAAAACGTGCAACTAATCAAGCAGTGGTCACAATCAGTGGAGGTGATACTCCACAGGCAACTACTCCTGGTGCGTTTTTAAACTTTGGTGGAACTAATGTTTATAAATCAGCACAGATGGAAAAAATAGGAAAAATGTTTTGTGATGGAAAAATTAAAAATGGTGATTACTTCCTGTACACTGATGCATGGAATCCAACTGTGTTGCAACTGAAGTATATGGCAGAATTATTAAAAGTTAAAATTAAAATAGGCGGTATGTGGCACGCCGGATCATATGATCCACAAGACTTTTTAGGAAGATTAATTGGTGATGCAGACTGGGTTAGAAATACTGAACGAGCAATGTTTGATGTATTTGATCACAATTTCTTTGCAACAGATTTTCATATTGATATGTTTACAGAAGTATTTAAAGACACAGGAAAATATTTAGGATTAAATCCTGGACCAAAAGAAAAAATATGTAGAGTAGGTTGGCCTATGGAGTATATGGAAGGTTCATTAAGTTTATATGAAAATATGCCTAAAAGAAATTTAATATTATTTCCACACAGAATGGCTCCTGAAAAACAACCAGCAATATTTGAAGACTTAAAAAAAGCAATGCCACAATATGAATTTGTTGTGTGCCAAGAAAAGCAATTAAGCAAAAATGAGTATCATAACTTATTAGGTTCTGCAAAACTTATTTTCAGTGCAAACTTACAAGAGACACTTGGTATAAGTTGGTATGAAGGAGTATTGCTTAACGTGATACCTATGATACCTAACAGATTAAGTTATAAAGAAATGGCATTATCAGAATTTGCATATCCTAGTGAATGGACACAAGATATGGAAAGTTATAGAGCAAACAAACAAAACATAATGAAGAAGATTGATGACTACATGGAAAATTATGTGAAGTATGTACCTGCAATATTAAAACAAAAAGAAAGACTGAAAGATAAATTTTTCTCAGGAAATAAACTATATGGAGTAATAACTAATGGCTAAAAAAGGTAGAGCAGAAATGGCGCCAGCAAATAATCTGGCATCAAACGGAGTCTATGTATTAATGGACGAGATCACAATGGAAAGTTGTAGAGAGTGTATTAAATGGATTATGAATCATAATTTAGGTGATAATAGACTTCCGCAATTGACTTTAATTATAAATTCACCTGGTGGAGATGTTCACGCCGCATTTGCTCTTATAGACACAATGAAAGCAAGTACTATACCAATAAAAACTGTTGGATTAGGATTAATTGCAAGTTGTGGTTTCCTATTGTTCATAGCAGGAACAAAAGGCAGAAGAATTTTAACACCAAATACATCTATACTGTCACACCAATACAGTTGGGGCAGTGCTGGTAAAGAACATGAACTTTATGCTAGAGTAAAAGAATTTGAACTCAGCACAAAAAGAATGATACAACACTACAAAAAATGTATTGGCATGAATGAAAAGCAAATAAGAGAAGTATTGCTACCACCACAAGACGTTTGGTTAGATGCCAAAGAAGCATACAAACTTAAAATATGTGATAAAATTGAAGAGTTGTACTAATGCGAGAAGACTTAATGGTTCAACAACAGGTATCCAATGTGTGGCAACATATGGTTGGAGTGATCTGTTTGAATCAAACTAATCGCAAACAAGTCAAAGCAGTACTACCTAAACTTTTTAAAAAGTATCCAGATGCCGTTAAATTTATAAGAGGGCATAAAGCAACACAGGAAAGAATGTTGAAGCCTTTAGGTATGTTGAAAGTCAGACTTAAAAGGTTAAGGAACATGAGTGTTGACTATTTAAGTTGGGATGGTAAAGACGCCACTGACCTTTACGGTATAGGAAAATATGGTTCAGACAGTTATAGATTGTTTTATAAAAATGAGATTCCTAATGATGTTGGGGATCATGAACTTAACAGATATATCCAAGAGGAGATGAAATTATATGGCTAAAAAAGAAGAAGAAAAAGTAGAAGTCTCTTATTCAATAGACGAAAACAGTACATCAGGCGGTTGGGCACCTGCTTCTGAATCATTCACAGTCAGTTATGCTACTGATGGTCTTACGCCTTCAGGAGCAAGTATAGGCACAGTAGACACAATGGATGTCAGTGATATGATGAGGCAAGACGCTGGTAAAGGAATGGAAAACTTTACATTCGAAGATTACAATATAAGAAAACCTTTTGAAAACAGTGTGCCTACTTTAGAAAAAATAGATGAGTTGTGTGCAGAATATCCTGCTTTAAAAATTGCATATGATAAATTTAGAAATGTATGGAGAATATGCTACAACGATTATGTTTCAAAAAACCCTGATGAGGAAAACTATTAATGGACAATAAACAATATTTTACAATGATACAGGTGCGTAACGCACTGGAACAAATTGCAGACAAAATGTCTAATGATAAATGGGAGCCAGATGTGATTATGGGTATCAACAGAGGCGGGTGCATACCAGGAATATATCTAAGTCATAGATTGAATAAACCACACGAAGCATTAGATGTAAGATTAAGAGATCATAAAGCAAAACCTGATCTACGCAATTTAGAAAAAGCATATGCGTTTCAAAAGAAAATATTGATTATTGATGATATAAATGATACAGGTGAAACTTTCAATTATATTAAAAATAACTTTGGTGGCGAAGACAAAGTTAGAACTGCATCAATAATACACAACACACCTAGTAATTTTAAAGACTTGGATTACTATTGTTATGAAATAGACAAGAGTGTTGTACCGTGTTGGATTGTATTTCCGTGGGAAGAATGGTAGGATGTTAAAAGTAGATAATTTAGAAACAGCAAAAAAAGAAGGAAGGGCACCTTGGACTGATGTTGTTTATGATTTTAAAGACATGGTTTGGTACAATGATGGATTTCCAGTTACTGAAGGACATTCTTTAATTGTGCCTAAAGAAGCAACACAGGAAAGAATTATTAAATGTATGGAACTTGCAATGAAGATTGGGAATGACAATGTAGCCAAAGGCATTATAGATGGTTACAACATTGGCATAAATGTTGGTAAAGCGGCAGGGCAAACAGTGATGTATCCTCACGTTCATCTTATTCCTAGAAAAAAAGGTGATTGTGAAAATCCAAAAGGTGGTGTACGTCATGTGATTCCTGGCAAAGGGGACTACACAAAAAATGAGTAAGACACTTTTCTTAGGCGACAGTCACACAATTGGATATCAAACAATAGAAGGTAAAGTTGGTCCAGGCAGTTATTCTTTTTGGAACGATAATAACTATTGCGAACAATATTCTAACTTACACAATAAGCCTGTGGTGATATATGCACAACCAGGTGCTGTAAACAGTTTATATACAAACTGGCTTAAAACATCATTTGAAAAACATCCTGATATAGATGAAGTGTATATCTGTTTGGCTCCTTTGAACAGAACGGTTTTAAGTTTTGATCCTGATTTAAAACAAGAAGCGGAGCCAATTGATCATTTTATGATTGAGCATAAAGAATCTACAGACATGATTAAGAAATATTCTGATCAAGCAGTAGCAGGAAATACAGTTCAATTGTTATCTAAACCTACAATAGAAGATTATCAGCAAAGACCTGACTTTGAATTGTCACCTGAAAAAGGATTGGTAAAACCTGACGTCAGAAAAGATTCATATATGAAAGTTAAACTATGGAATGAATGCAATACTACTTTAGAAAAAAGAGAATTTTTGTTGAACATATATGCTTGGGACAATATTTGTGCAGATCACAACGCCAAGTTGTATGTGTTTAATTTTAGAACAAGAGGTGCATGGCCCAATAACTTTGAATATTTTGGTAAAATGAAAACACTGAAAAGAGCAGGTCAGAGTGTCGAACAATATCTAAATACATTAGGACACAAAGCAGAAGAATTCTATCTTGAAGACAATGAACACTTTAATAAACAATATCATGAATTGGTTGCAAAGGAATATTTAAAATGGCTAAAAGAATTTTAGTAGCAGGTGATAGTTTTGCGGCTGAATGGCCCACTGGTAAAGGTTGGGTTCACAAACTTGCTGAAGACAATGCTGTGAATATTGTTGCTCAAGCAGGTGTTGGTGAATACAAAATATTGAAACAACTTCATAATGTGAGTGCCACAGACCCTTATTGGGTAAACAACTATGATTGCGTAATTGTGTGTCATACAAGTCCAAGCAGAATACACACACCTCAACATCCTGTACACAAAGAAGGACTACACAAAAACTGTGACCTGATTTATTCTGATTTAGAAAAAAGATTTGATTGGTTTAATTCCAGATTAAAAACTGCAAAAAATTGGTTTTGGCATCATTATGATGATGAGTATCAAATTGACATTTACAATATGATACGTGAAAAAATTAAAAAGTTTATATCAATTCCATATTTGGCAGTTGATCATTTTGAAATAAGCAATTTTTATGCTACAGAAGATCACATTTTGGATTTGAGTAAAACTTGGCCCAAATACCGTGGGAATATCAATCATTATACGGTAGAAGGAAACCAAATTGTTTATAATCAAATAGTTGACAAATTGGACAAAATTTGTTAATATAACACATAGGAGAAAAAACATGGCTAGACAAATGATTTATGACGCTTTGATTGAACACGCAAAAGGTCATATTAAGAAACACTCTGCGAATGTTGAGATATACATGGAGAAAGCAGTCGGCGTTGGTGAACATCCTGATATATTAGAAGCAATAGAAAAAGAATTAACTATCATTGCTCAATATCATGATGAAATCGAAGTGTTAGAAAAATATATTAAAAGGTAAGGAATGAAAACATCGGAAAAGATTAGGCAAAGGCTTAAGGAAAAAGAAGTGCGATTTCACAGTAATGATAATATTGCTGATTATATCGAAAAAGGCGAAATAGAAGAACTACAAAAAGAAGTTGAAGATTCTTTTTCAGACGTACTAGATGCTCTAGTAATTGACACTGAAAACGATCACAACACAAAAGAAACTGCAAGACGTGTGGCAAAGATGTATATGCAAGAAATCTTTGCTGGTAGATTTGTAAATCCACCTAAGGTTACTTCTTTTCCTAATATGGGATATAGAAGTTTATATACAAGTGGTCCGATAAGTGTTAAGTCAACGTGTGCTCACCATTTTCAGAATATTGTAGGAAAGTGTTGGGTAGGTATACTGCCAGAACAAGAAGTAATAGGATTATCTAAATTTAATAGAATAGTTCATCATATTGCGGAACGTCCTCAGATACAAGAAGAGATGACAACACAAATTGCAGAAGCATTACAAAAATATGCAAAAACTCCAAATGTGGCTGTATTAATAAAAGCAGAACATCATTGCATGACGCAAAGGGGAGTGAGAGAACATGAATCAGATATGACAACTGCAATTTTACTTGGTGCATTTGATAAACACGCTCCATTGAAAAAAGAGTTTTATGATATCTGTTTAAGTATGAAGGGCCATGCACAGTAAATTACACAATCAAAGATTAAGGTACAGTGAAGCATTTTATTCTGTACAAGGTGAAGGACGTTTTGTAGGTGTGCCTTCGGTGTTCTTGCGAACATTTGGTTGTAACTTTAGATGCATGAACTTTGGAATAGACAGACATCCTGATAGAGCAGAGAAGTTAAAACAAGGAATAAAATATAATCCAGAGGTTAAAGCACTGTTAGATGATGGTGTTTTGGACAAGGTTGACAAGTTTGAAGACTTGCCAATTATACACACAGGTTGCGACACTTATGCCAGTATCTATCCAGAATTCAAAAAATATATGATGGATAAAACGATTGACGAAGTGGTGGATCATGTGTTATCATTAACTCCTGAAGGCAAGTGGACAATGTCAAATGGACAAGATGTGCATTTTATACTTACTGGAGGTGAGCCTTTGTTGGGGTGGCAGAGGTTTTATGTAGATTTATTTGAACATCCTAAAATGAAGGATTTGAAAAATGTTACTTTCGAAACAAATACAACGCAGACTTTACACAAGGATTTTGAGGACTATCTCAGAAAACAAAACAGATTCGAAGTCACTTGGAGTTGCTCTCCGAAACTTTCCGTATCAGGTGAACCTTGGCACACTGCTATCAAACCTGAAATTGCTCTTTCTTATTATAGGATTCCTAACAGTAAAATGTATTTTAAATTTGTGGTTGCTGATTCAACCGATGTTGATGAAGTTACTAAGGCAGTTGCCGAATACAATCAAGCGGGAATCGACGTTCCCGTTTATATCATGCCACTGGGAGGAAGATCAGAAGAATACAAACTCAACACAAAAAAGGTCGCAGAATTGGCAATGGCAAGAGGATGGAGATATACTCCAAGACTCCATGTCGACATATTCGGAAACGCCTGGGGGACTTGAGGAAATTAATAAAATGAAATGGAGAAAAAATAATGGACGTGATTAAAAAAGTAAAAGGGATCTTCAATAAAGAAGAAACTAAAGAAACTCCAAGTGCTAAATTAGAGGCTTTAATGAAAGAAAAAGAAGAAGCAACTAAAAATGGTGAGCCGTGGGTTGCTGTATTAGATACAAAAATAAATGAAGACAATATAAGAAATGGATTCTTTGAACTAGATTGGAACAATGAATTTATTGAAAAACTTTTAGATGCAGGCTATAAAGGCGAAACAAATGAACAGATTGTTGATGCATGGTTTAAAACTATTGCAAGTAACATTCTTAAAGAAGAAGGACTTGATCCAACAAGAGGTGCTGGATATATTAATGTTAAAGATTTGGGCAAAGACAAATCAGAAATAAGTTAGGAAAGACAATGACAGACTCAGACGAAAAACAAAGAGGACTTGATGCTACTATGGAAAACGAAGGTAGAAGAGACCTTTCACCTATGGTGCAAATATCAATCAAAGAGTATGATAAGTTAAAAGAACGAAGTAGATATATTACAGATAAAGACTTAATTTCTATGATTGATAAGTTGGAGTTCTTTGTAAAAGAATTAAGAAAACACATAGTTAGAATAGATATTGAATAATGAACTACATTTTAGTTGATACTGCAAATACTTTCTTTAGATCCAAGTTCGCTATACAAAGCGATTTGGACAGTAAGATAGGTATGGCGTTGCATATCACCTTTAATAGTATTAGAAAAGTATGGCAAGACTTTAAAGGAGATCACGTTGTATTCTGTTTGGAAGGTAGAAGTTGGCGTAAAGACTTCTATGAGCCTTACAAAAGAAACAGAAAGAATGCCAGAGATGCTAGAACAGAAAAAGAGGTTGAAGAGGATGAAGTGTTTTGGGAAACATTTGATAACTTCAAAAACTTTATAGATCAAAAAACTAATTGTACTGTATTGAGACATGAACAATTAGAAGCAGATGATTTAATTGCAGGTTGGGTCCAAGCACATCCTAACGATAATCACTTTATAATAAGCACAGATGGTGACTTTGCCCAGTTGATTGCTCCAAATGTTGCACAATATAATGGTGTGCAAGAAGTGATGATTACACATGAAGGTTACTTTGATGCAAAAGGAAATAGAGTTAAAGACAAAAAAACTGGTGAAGAAAAGTCTGCTCCAAACCCACAATGGCTTTTATTTGAAAAGTGTATGAGAGGCGATAGTTCAGACAATGTGTTTTCAGCATATCCAGGTGTGCGTACAAAAGGAACAAAGACTAAGGTTGGATTACAAGAAGCCTTTGCAGACAGAGATTCTAAAGGTTATAGTTGGAACAATATGATGTTACAACGTTGGGTAGATCACGAAGGTTTTGAACACAGAGTAATTGATGATTATCAAAGAAATGTAACCCTATGCGATTTATCTGCACAGCCAGAAAATATTAAAACAATTATAAAAGAAACAATAGGTAGTGCAAACACGAAACAGATTGAACAGGTAGGATTAAAATTAATTAAATTTTGTGCAAAATGGGACCTGCAAAAGATTGCAGACTATCCTCAGAGTTACGCAGAGCCATTAAATGCAAAATATAAACCAAATGAGGTAACAGCATGACAAAACTAAAATTATATGCAAAACCTATATTAGAAAATAGATTCTGGATATTAGAATCAAATGGTCAAAAAATAGGCACTATTTGTAAACAAGAAGATAGACGTTATATGTTTAGTTGTGAACAAGGAACTAGACTGTATGATAATCAATCACAACTAGAAGAAAGTTTTACAGGAGATTGGTTTTGGGGTACAACTTTAAGTGCACCTGAAATAGAAGAAGAAAATACTGATAATGATGTGTATGATTATCCTAGTAAGTTCAAACCATTCAATATGGTATTCGACGTAAAGAGAAAATTACCACTTTTTAATAAGAGTAAAAAGTCTAAAAGTTTATATTGTGCAGGATATTACATTATTAAATTTGAAAAAGGTTGGGTAAGAAGTTATTGCCCTAAACTATTAACACTAGAAAGATATCCTTTTAAAGGTCCTTTTAGAACTATATTGGAAATGAAAACGGAGTTAGCCAATGCAAACAAACGAACCGATTAACACCAGCAGTTTACAACAATTCATACAGCAAGTTAAAGGTGCTGATATGAGCAACCAAAAAGAAGTGCGGATTCCTATCCAACAAGCCAAACAACTCACGTATGCACTTGCCACAATACTTGCCCGTTTAACAGGCGATTATGAAGCATTAATGAGCCGTAAATCAACAGAACAGGATACTGTAGAAGTTAAAGTAGACGGCGGTAAATTATAATACAACCGAAAAACTGATAAATACTCATATATAGAAAACGTATGAGTAGACCTAAACCAACAGTACTTTTGGAGTACACAAACAAGAAAGACTACAAGTCTGAACAAATCCTAGCGGCTGAAGGCATATGGGCAGTGTTTTATCAAGGTAAAGCATTTAACCTTAAGTCCGCTAATTTGCTTAATAACTACCCAGGACCTAAATACAAAAAGGTTAGTTTTTCAAACCCTGGACACGCCTTCAATCTAGCCAAAAAATTGAATACACTATTCAACACTGAAGAGTTCACGGTGGTCAAATTGACACAGGGTGAAACTGTCAGTGAAAAATGAATTGGAAAGAAACCTACACTAAAATATTCCTAAAACAAGCCAACATTTCAATTGGTGAAAATACTCTAAAAGAGTATATGCCTATGTGGTGGAAAAACAGTAGAAGTAAAGCAACTGGTGGTTTAAGACTTACTGATGATGGCATAACATTTGTAAAAGAAAAGTTACAGGTGCAAACTTATGATGTGCCTTTCCCCAACGATTTTAACCTTACCACTCAAACAATTATATTCTTAGACAAATATATTGACTGTCCATACTACCTAGCAGATGACGGTGTCATTGTAACCAACGAAAAGAAGGCTATGGAACTGATGTTATTTTCTGGAGATATTAGAAAATACGGTCTCAATAAGGCAATTTCACGCATAGAAACTGTGGAATAGTTATCCACAGGCTAAATCACCCGCATAATCATTGACGTTTTTAAGCAATCTTTCTGGTTGACTTTTTTGGTACTAGAATATATTATTAAACTATAACAACAATTTATTAAGGAGTACAAAACAATGCCTAAGAAAAGCACACAAGAGTCTGGACTTACAACTAGACAACTTTCGCCTAATAAAGCAAAGGCGAGTATATTACACGCACTAAAGATTAAAAGACCAATATTTTTATGGGGAGGCCCTGGTATTGGTAAATCTGAAGTAGTTCACCAAATTGCTAAAAACATTGAAGCAAAGGTGATTGATATCAGATTAAGTTTATGGGAGCCTACAGATATTAAAGGTATTCCATACTTTAATTCAAAAGAAAACAATATGGTATGGGCACAACCTTCGGAATTGCCTACATCAACATTGGCTAAAAAACATAAAAACATTGTATTGTTTTTAGATGAGATGAATTCAGCGGCACCTAGTGTACAGGCGGCGGCTTATCAACTTATCTTAAACAGAAAAGTAGGAACTTACACATTACCTGATAACGTATTAATTGTAGCGGCAGGTAATAGAGAGGCTGACAAAGGTGTTGTATATAGAATGCCTGCTCCGTTGGCAAACAGATTTATCCACTTGGAGATGAAACCAGAGTTTGATGACTGGTTAGAGTGGGCAGTAAACCATAACATCCATAAAGATGTTGTAGGTTATCTAACTTTTAGCAAGAAGGACTTGTATGACTTTGATCCGAAATCACCAAGTCGTTCTTTTGCTACGCCAAGATCCTGGTCTTTTGTGAGCGAATTGCTTTCAGACGACCTTGATGAAAACACTGTGACTGACCTAGTCAGCGGTGCAGTGGGTGAAGGACTTGCAGTTAAGTTCATGGCCCATAGAAAGGTAGCATCTGAGTTACCTAATCCATCTGAAATATTAGATGGCAAAATAACAGAAATGAAATCTAAAGAAATATCAGCAATGTACTCACTTACGGTTTCATTATGTTATGAACTCAAAGAAGCAAATGACAAAAAAGATAAGAAGTTTGATACGAAAGTAGACAAATTCCTTAGATTTATGATGGACAACTTTGATACAGAACTTGTTGTTATGGGTATTAAGTTGGCATTAACTCAGTATCAATTACCTATTGATCCTGATAAGGTCAAATGCTTTGATGAATTCCACGAAAAGTTCGGCAAATATATTACAGCCGCTCAAAGCACCAACTAATAGTGTTTAGAATAGGGCACTTTTCGAGGTGCCCTATTACCAAAAAATGCTTGACTCAACTACCAAAAGAATGTATAATAATAATATGACCGCACAAATAATGGAACAAGAAATAGAACAATTAACACCAGAACAAATTGATAGGCTAAGACCCGAAGTTTTAGATAAGATTGTTGTTGCAAGAGTAGGATTGCTTTTAAGACATCCTTTCTTTGGTAACATGGCTACAAGATTAATAATAAAAGAATGTGATGAGTGGTGTCCAACTGCCGCAACTGATGGCAGACACCTATACTACAACACAGAGTTTTTCAGCAAGATGTCTAGTAAAGAAATTGAATTTGTAATTGCACATGAAATCTTGCATTGTGTATTTGATCACATGACAAGAAGAGAAGATAGAGACCCACAACTTCATAATATCGCTTGTGACTATATTGTGAACAATACATTAATGGATCAGAACATTGGTGAGAAACCTAAAGACGTACAAATATTCCAAGACTACAAATACAGTGGTTGGTCTTCTGAAGCAGTCTATGATGACATCTACAAAAAAGGTAAAAAGGCTATGGAACAAATAGGCAAACTTTTAGATGAACATATTGATTGGGAGAAAGAAGAAGGAGCAGGTGCTGGTAAAGGAAAAAACAAAGACAAGAAAGATGGTGGCAGTAGACCCGTTTACAGTAAAGCAGAAATGGAACAAATTAAAAACGAGGTAAAAGAAGGTATGCTACAATCTGCACAGGCGGCTGGTAATGAAAACTTACCTGAAGCAATACAAAGAATTATTAATCAGTTTACAGAACCTAAAATGAACTGGAGAGAATTATTACAACAACAGATTCAAAGTGTTGTTAAAAATGATTACACTTGGGCAAGACCAAGCAGAAAAGGTTTTGGTACAGGTGTTATTTTACCTGGCACAAACTACGAAGAAACAATTGATTTGTGTATTGCTATTGACACATCAGGTTCAATTATGAATGAACAAGTGAATGACTTCTTAAGTGAAGTACAAGGCATAATGGAACAATACAAAGATTACAAAATTAAAATATGGTGTTTTGATACTGAAATACATAATGAGCAAGATTTTTCTGCTAATGATTATGGCTTAGAGCAATACTCTATAGAAGGCGGAGGCGGTACTGACTTTGATGCAAACTGGGAATACATGAAAGAAAATGATATAGTACCTAAGAAGTTTATTATGTTCACAGATGGTTATCCTTGGGATAGTTGGGGAGATGAATCATACTGTGATACATTATTTGTTATAAATGGACACCATGATAAAAATATGGAAGCACCTTTTGGTACAACTGTTCATTACGATAATGTTTCCTAAAAACAACACACCCAATCCACTTAACATCTACGACTGTAGAAAGTTCGCAAAAAAACCTCACGGTTTAGAATTTTTACAATTAGATTACACAATGTTTGATCAGTCATTAGAAGGAATAGAAAAATGGATTTTAGAAAATCTAAAAGGTAGATATTATGTTGGCAAACATCTTGCCGTTGATAACCAAAATAGAATAAGGAATTTTATTTTGGTAGGATTCGAAAATCCAAAAGAACTGTCTTTGTTCAATCTTAGTTGCCCTTACATACATCGTTAATAAGTATCTTTGTATATACAAATAAAGGAGCATTTTAAAATGACAGATACAAAGACAAAGACTGTGCAATCTCCATTACCAGAACAAGCAACAGGTCAAGCACCTGCTGAAGCCAAACCACAAGTTGGCGCTGGAGCAGAATTAACTGTTCAAGACTTGACTGTGTTAAGAACAATAATTGATGTTGCAAGTCAAAGGGGCGCCTTCAAAGCCAATGAAATGGCAATGGTAGGAGCAACCTTTAATAAACTAGACGGCTTTTTAAAGATTGTTGAAAAATCTCAAAAAGACGTAAACAAAAAACCTGAAGATCAGGCGACAGCGGAGAAAAAATAATGGCTGATTTAAAACACGTAGGAAAAATGAAAGGCAGTGACGAAAGAGTTGTTGTGCCTTACAGAACAATCCCAGGCGACAGTCATTCGGCAGTTGTAATTTCGACGGCTAAATTATCACCAGAAGATCATGACGCAATGATGAAAGCAGTTGAAGGCAATGCAGGTCAAACTGCATTTGAATTGTACGAAGTGTTAACAAGAAGTGTTACACCAGATGGTCAAAATATGTTGGTAAAATTCCATACAAATGGAAATATGCAAAAAGTATCAACTGACTCTGTGGTAATGACACCTAACACAACTACAACAATTGGTTTGGATGAATTGAATAAAATAATCGCAGAACAGAAAGGTATATCAATTGATGACCTTGCTGTAAAACCAGACACTGCTACTACGGCGGCGACGGCTCAAACGGCTAGAAATACTGAAGCATTATCAGATGATCAGTTAGCGGCTCAAATGAGAAGTCAAGCAGATCGTTTCTACAAAGAAGCGGCAAGACTACGTAAAGAAGCAGAGACATTGTCACCAAAAAAAGAAAAGTCTAAGTAAAAACACGTGTCTGTTGTGGTCAAGTTTACTAAAAAAAGATTGCCTAAGGAAGTGGTGGCACATTGGCCGGAGATCTTTTCCGACCTTCATGTGGAGTCTATCCCTGTAGAATATTTGCTGTCTATTAAAGTAACATTTAAAGATGGCAAAAATTGGGAGATTAGACTCAAAAACAACAGACAAAAGATGACCAACAAAGAGTTGGAAAAGCAGATTACAGAACTATTCAAGACCTACGGAGACGCTATCAAAAACGTCGATTTTAGACTGGATACTAACAAGGTCAAGGCAGACATCACAAAACGCACTAAAACCTTCTTAAAAAAGCGAAAATGAACTATCCAGCAA